CAACCACGTAGAACACGACAGCCAGCAACATGAGCAACCAGAAGATGAAACCGAGCGGCATGGGGCGTCCTCCGTTCAAAACGCGGCGCCAGTCGTCCAGCGTGGTCACTAGGTGGTCGCCTGCGCCGGGTGTTCGTCGAGACCAGACGCAGTGCCACCCTCCAGCCTCACCCTGTCGGGCTCTTGGCTGTCAGTCTGCGTAGAGCTTAGCCCGCACCGCGGCATCCTTCGCCTCGAGCAGCTTGCGCAGCGCCACCGTCCGCTCGGGGTTGCGCGGCAGCGTGTCGACGACGCTGATCGCCAGATCGCAGAACGGCCGGCTGACCGTCTGTAGATCGAGCGGCAAATGGCTGAAGGCAAAAAACTGGATGATCGGCTCATGGTTGGGCATCAGGATTGCCCCTCACCACGCGCCATGCCGGCGCGGATCCAGAAGAACAGCTCTTCCAGTTTGGCGGCTGCCATCATGCGGTGATGGTGGTTCAGGTTGGAGGCTGCGATAACCTCCGTGCACTGTTGGTGCAGCGTGGCGATCGCATCGCTCCGGACGACAGGCCTGCCGTCGCGGTGCGCATCAGCCCAGGCCATCTGCTCCTCCAGGCTGACCGCCTCGACGGAGTGCGCCGCACCGGAAACATGCAGTGGATGATCATCGCTCATGGGGCCCCCGCTGGTGGTGAAATCGTTTTGACTTCCATCACACCTTCATACTGGTCGTTGAAGTTGAGGAAATTACTGACGCTGGTGACCACGAATTCGATCCCGCGCCACAGCACTGTATCAGCCTTGGTGGTGTCGGTCGCGGTGGCCAGCGGGAATGTGGTGATCACTTCGTAGCTGCCGCCGGTGCGCGCCAGATCTGGCGTCACCATCAGATCATCACCGCCTATCGCCTGGATCGACGCAAAGATCGGAATCGTCTGGGTGGTGTAGCTGACGATGCCGTCGGATCCAACCGTCTCAACGTTGCGCAGCACGGTGCACGGATCGACGAAGTCCGGATCGCTCAGGAGCTCGACGACTGAGATGTTCGCCATCAGCGGATCTTTCTAACGACATACGTGAGACTCGCCCTGAGCTGCCCGGTATCGATCAGCGGGTGGATGTTGGCGCTGCCGGTGCCTGGATCGATCGCCTGCGCCCAACCAGTCAGCGTCTGGCCGCGCGCCTTGATCTGCTTCAGTTTCCGCCGCCCGGCCGCGGTGCGCCGCAGTCGCGCGCGGATGGTCGCCGGCTTCAACGGCACGAACGGCGGCGCCGGATCGGTGATCTCACGCACCACGCTGTTGCGCGCCAACATACCGACGCGGCTGAGCACAGACATCGCCGCCTTACCATGCAGCACGTCGATCGCGCCCTGCTTCATCGTCGCGACAATCTCCGGCTTCGCCTTGCGGATGCCGGGATACAGGAACGGTCGCGCCGGGATGTTACGCGCCGGCGAGCCAAATTCGTGTATATACGCCAGTGTAGCGTTGTTCACCGGGCCCTGCTTGCGGCCGGTCTTGTCCGCCGGCACGCCGACCAGCACGTCGTTGCCGGTGAGCTCAGCAACCCGCCTGAGCAGCTCCGCCGTTTTGTCGATGGTCTTGCGGATATTGGGCTCAGCCATCGCTCACCTTGCGGTAGACCGGCGGCTCAGCCCCAGTCCATTGCACTTCCCAGCTCTGGCCGCACGTCGTGCACGCCGAGGTGGCGATGTAGACGTTTGGGTCGACGTTGGTGGCGTTGCCGTTGCCGTCGTAAATGATGGTCCACTCCAGCGCCGGCTCCACGGGCGCCACCACGCGCGCGATGCGACACAGTGCCGGATTATAGGGACAGTCCGGATTGCGCAGCGCGGCGACGCCGCTCATAGCTTCTTGAATTGCTGCTGCTGACCGGCGACCTGGGCGATTTCCCAGCTCTGCGTGCACACCGAGCAGGTGTAGGTCGAAACGTGGGTGTTGGGATCGCTGTTGGTCATCATGCCGGTGCCGTCGTAGATCGGCTCCCAGGCGATGATGGGTTGTTGCACCGAGGCCGTGCGACTGACGCGGCACTGCGAATAGTCCGGTTGATTGGGGCAGTCCGGGTTGGCATTCGGTGCCGGGGGCGGATTGCCCATTCCTGGGTCGCTCATGACATTGCCGCCATTCCATTGTCGAGGGTTTTGATATAGGGCGTCGCAGCGGTCCAGAACGCCTGCCACGCGACAGTCAGCCCGGTGACCGCATCGGCATAGGCCGTGCCGTTGACGCCCGCGTTGTCCGGGTCCGCCATCACGCCGAAGTTGTTGCCGCCCTGCATCGGCCCCATACCAGCGCCAGATACCGCCTCAAACTCCGTTCCTGGCGTGCCAGTATAACCATCCGACGCGGTCGCGACCGCTTCGTTCAGCCGCAGCACCGAGGTGTTAAGACCGGCGATACGGCTGACCACGCTGTTGGTCATCTGACCGAACGTGGTCTGGTTGGGGATCACGAGTGCGACCATCAGTGAAGCGTCCTTGTTTCCAGGGTTGCCACGCGCGCCGCGAGTGCCGCATTCATCGCTGTCAGTTCTTTCACGCTGTTGACCAGCGCGGCAATGATCGCCGTGGTGCCGATGCTCAGGCTCGGGTTGGCGCTGTCCATTGTGCCGCCGCCACCGGGCAATTCAAATCCCGCCACCATGACCGCCTCCGGGATGATCCCGCGCACCTGTTGCGCCGAGAACCCCACGTCGTGGTAGTCATCGATCTTGGGTTTGGGTTTGAAGTTGCGGACGCGACGGAAGCGGATTGGGTTGATTTGAAGGATTTCCGTGAGGCCCGCCAGCGATGGCGTGATGTCGGTCTTGGCGCGTTCGTCGGACAGGTCTTGATAGGCACCGTGGCCACCGACCACAGACCAGCCATTGAAGCACCAGCCGTCGTTGCGTATCCACCAATGGGCACCGCCAAACGCTGCGCTAAACCAATACAGCGCGCCGTTGTTGCCGTCCCAATCCCAGAACCAACTAGCAGCAAACGCGAATTGCCTTTGAGCACCGGCGTTCTGATAGAAACCGAAGCTGCCGTCATTCTGGGCAAACACCCCGCCATAGGCATACAGCGAATTGCGGCAGGAGATGTCACCGTTGATGCGGACGGTAAAGTTCCACTGGGAGTTCTCGACAAAATTCCAAGCACCGGAGCCGCCGTCGCGGGCCAGATAATAAGCATAGTTGTTAGCAACGTAGAACACGCCGCTCGCGTTCATGATGGTTTGGGTGTTGGTCTCGCCGCTGTTATGAACATAGGTCGCGTATACACCGCCGCCAACCGTGAGGCTGTTGTTGATAGTGACCGCCCCAGTGGCGCGGGTGATGGCGAACGGTTGCGCGATATAATTGCCGTTGTCATCGTAATTATAGATGCCGAAATCGGAGCCGACGTTGCCGCCGCTTTCTACATTGCCATTCCCAGGTTGGATTTGCCAGCGGAGCAAACTGCCGGTGTAGCCCATGATCTGGTTTGCGTTGGCGTTGCCAGTGTTTTTGACCATATTGAAACTGGTATAGGCGCCATATATGGCGATGGCGCTGCCAAAGACGCTCAGCGTCTGATTGACGTTCAGCGTCGCTCCGACGGTGACGAGGCCATCGGAGCGACGGATGGAAAACGCCGTGCCGAGCTGGGTGCCGGTATCACCAAACCGCGTGATGCCGAAATTAGAACCGGCGTTGCTGCCGCTTTCCGGCGTCGCGTCTCCCATCGCGATCGACCAGCGTTGATACAGCGTGCCGCTATAACCGGAGATGGCATTGACGTGGCCGCTGCCCGCATTGGCCAGAGTGATTTGCGAGTTGTTGCCATACACCGCCAACGTGCCGCCGCCGGGATAGGCGCCCAACTGCGCATAAGCGCCGCCCGGGTCGTTGACCGAAATGGTCCCTTGGGTTTTATTAACAGCCAGATTGCCAAGCAGAGTGACATTCAGCGTCGTCCAGTCGATCGAAATCCCAGGCTGATAAGACGCGGTGCCGATGAATTTGGTGATGGCGAACGGCGCATGGTTCATGCCGCCCAGGAAGATGCACCACTCATCAACCCCAGCGGTCTGCCCGGTGATGGTGCGCGCGGTCGGCGGCGTCGCGCCAGCGTTCAGTCTGAGGTTGCCGGGCGTCATGGCGACGCTGCCATCGATCGGCAGATAGGCGCCAGATGGTGCGCCGTTGGCTTGGAAGTATTGCAGCGTCACGGCTTCCATCGCCGCTGTCGGATCGCGACCGAGCAGCACTGTGCTACCGTTGGCCATAACAAGGCCGCCGCCGCCGGTAAAATACCCCAGCGACGACTGGCCGCTCCAGAACTGGATG